GTCAAATATATTGTAGAATAATTGTTAATATACCGCCGACATTAAAGCAATTACATTGCAGATCGTGTAGTTTATCAAAACTCAGTAAATTGCCTAAATCATTGGAAACACTCAATTGTAGTGGAAACAAATTGCGTTTTATACCTCAACTATATCACACTGCATTGAAATCTATATTTGTAAACGCAAACCAACTGAAAAAAATCCCGGTCTTACCAAAAAGCGTAGAATGGTTGTATTGCTACGATAACATACTTAGCGAATTACCATCTCCACTTCCCACCGCATTAGAGTTTTTATCGTGTTCAAGAAATGACCTAACTATGTTGCCAGAACTACCTCCTAATCTTGTAGGATTATATATAGACAATAATTTCATACATACTATACCACCTTTACCTAAAACTCTGATTGATTTGTTTTTTGCAAATAATCAAGTGAGTAAAATGCCCGAATTACCTGCCTTTTTAAAACGCATTACATGTAATACTAATCCTATACGTGAATATACACCATTCCCACCTTCTGTTAAATATGCCAATATTGATGGGACATTAATGGAGTTATAGTATGAAAATAAAAATACTAAATACGTTTGAAATCAGAAAACCGCGTCTGCAAATTACTTATAGACAAATATATAACATAGATATAGTACACAATGAACTTCATCATCGGAATTATTATTTTTATAGCGGTATTCATAATGTATACTCATATAACCAATCAATATAAACGCAGTGAAGATTTAGAAATATACGAAATGGATTATGACAACAACGGACATTTACAAGAAATATGCGATGTCAAACAACCAGTTATTTTTGAGTTTGAGCCCATTTTACCCCAAGTATTTGCAAATGCAAATCTAGAGAACTTGAGCGATAATTACGGTCAAGAAATACTCAATGTTAAAGACACGAAAGACTATGCTAAAGACGATTCCGTAGATAGTATTCATATTACTTGTGCTAATGCGCGGAAATTGTTTTTGAACGATGCGGGTTCTCATTATTATACGGAGAACAATGACGAGTTTTTAGAAGAAACTGGTTTGTTTGAAAAACTCCAAAAAGTGGATGAATATTTGAAACCCCGGTTCACCGTAAATACAAAATACGATTATATAACCGGTTCGGTGAAAACTTGCACGCCATTGCGATACCATTATGACTATAGACACTATTATGTAGTAGCTTCGGGTAAAATAACTGTCAAAATGACGCCGTGGAAGAGTTGTAAATATTTACACCCTATAAGAGACTATGATAATTACGAGTTCCGAAGCACATTTAATACGTGGGAAAAACCCACTACCGAAATGGAAAAAGTCCGGTTTTTGGAATATGTGGTAGACAAGGGAAATGTTCTCTATATTCCGCCGTATTGGTGGTATAGCATACAGTTTTCCGACGACACATCTATATATGCAATAACGTATAATTCGTTGATGAATGTGGTTGCGTATTTGCCGCAATGGGTTCTGTATTTTATTCAACAACAAAATATTTATAAAAAAGTTGCGAAAACGAAAGATGTTTCTCCAGATGGTGATAATAAACCTGTGTCTAAATCTGATATAGGAGGGCTTGATAATGAACACGAAAATAATGCAACGCAAAACAGTTCTATATAATTTTTACAATAGTTGATGCTATATAATAAGCATATCATCAAACCGACTTTATTTAACAGAATTATACTGCGATTCGATCATATCTAAATTGTTTATAAACCATTTCCTCAATTTATCTGTAGATACATTTTTTTTACCATACTTGTCCATAAGTATTCTATGTTTATCCAGTATTTCGGGTTTTGTTAGTTTTATAAAATCTCCGAATGTGTCTAAATCCGATAAAAATATATCTCTGAAATTATATCCAAAATATGTTTTTAATCGGTAATCCAACCAATATATTTGTTTGTTATACAAAACATTTTCTGTTTTTTTTGGATTATCACTACTGAATAGCCAAGAATACTGGTCATCACTGAGCCCTTCTTGCCATCTTTGTCTCTCGCGAAATATTTCATCTATATTTTTAAGGTAATTTGCTTCTTCTATAGTAAATACCGACAAATCAGTAATAGAACACTCCTCGTTCTCACATATAATACATATATATTGATGTGGGTTTATTGCTGTATCAGCATCATCATTACAAAAAACTAATTCATTTTTTTCAAACATTTTATACCGTATAAATACGGACAAATATTTATATAGGTTTCAAAAAACTTTATTGTGTGTTTTGCTAATAGAATGTATAATCATAATGTATATCCATAATATATATAAATGAAAACACTACCGTTAATAAAAACACTCATACTAACTGGACTAGTTATGCTCGGTTTAGACGCGATATATCTCAGTGCAATGAGGGATATGTTTGAAATACAAATCGCCGCGGTTCAGCGCGTTGCGCTCCAATTTCGACCATTAGGCGCAGTAATATGTTATATCCTATTAATTACTGGATTATATTACTTTATTTTGCAAGATCGGCGCCCAATTTCTGATGCGTTCTTTTTAGGAATAGTTATATACGGTGTATATGAATCAACTACATATGCACTATTGAAACAATGGAAAATAAAAACGATGATTATGGATACATTATGGGGCGGTATTTTATTTGCATTAACTACTGGAATTGTTTATTGGGTTTCTGATAAGTTTATGTAATATATCTACCCAACTATTCGTACGCATATTTTTCGTAAAACTCTGTCCACGACATTTGTTCTTCTAATCCGGTTCCAATATTCATTTCTTGTAATTGTTTAGGCTGTTCGTCTGGTTCTAAACCGTATTTTTCATAAAAAGCTTCTTCTAAATCTACGGTGTCAAAATCAATACTATGACTCTCGTGATTGAGTTTACCTCCATATGTATTAATACGTTCTGCCCAAATTGGCGATTTATTGACATAATACAACCAATGATACCAATATAGTGATTGTATTTGTTCGTATGTATAAATACCATGTTCGTGGTCGAATATTGCCAGCGTATTTTTTATAACCTGGTACTTTATTGTTTGTCTAAGCAACTCGTGAGGTTTGATATGATTTATAGTTATGTATTTCACAACGTCTTTCGGTTGTACTGTTATATGGAGGTTGCGTTTTAACCTTGAACCCGAGGCAGGTTTAGTAATAGTTTGTGCATCTATATATGCAATCAAATCCTGATCTTTGCAATATTTTTTAACAAATCGTGATACATCATATGAACGATATACCATATTGTATATAAATGTTCCTACTATACAATATGCGCCGGTGTCGTCCCATTCCTGTTTTTTCTTTGCCAAAAATGGACCTAATGTGGGATTTAGGGAAATATACATCATATCTAGCATTTGTTCTAAAATACAAAAGACATCTTCCTTAAATCCAGAGAAATAGAGTTCGTATGCCCAAAACAATGCTTCGTCTAATTTACGGTCAAGTATTGCAATAACGAGTGATGATTTTACGTCGTCTATAATATATAAATACCTAGTAAACCCGAAATCACTGGTTTCTACAGATAAAGTGGATATTTCACAAATCTCGATAGAAATATTTTCAGTCGTCATATTTAGATATAGTTATTTGTGTATATCTAAATACTGTATGATAAAATCAATTTTGTATAAACATTGGGGCATAAAATTGATTCTCATAAAAACAAACCATAATAGTGTTATACTTATTACCGATTACTATACCATTGTTATTCTTATAGTACAAAAAAATGGGCGCCGGATACAGTGTAGTTGATGGAAATGTAGAGATTTCAAAGGAGCGTATGCAAAAAATATATGAAAAATATAGCGATCCGTCTGCGTATGACGCGTGGAAAAAACAACTGGAAGATGCCGCAAAAAAACAAGAAATATATTACAAAACTAAACATATTTACAGAGCAAATACATTTGTGAGAAAGCCGAAAAGTATGTGAAATATCCAATTATATCTACATATATCAGCGCCATTATTCAACCAATTTCATTCCTGATAATTCTTTCATATATCGTTTAGACGTGCTTTCAACCAATAATCCGTTTGCATAAATACCGTAATTCATTAAATAATCATTATTCTCTAGAGCCAAATGCCAAATATTATATGTACCAGTTTCAGTGTATGGCTCACTTCGATCATCTAAATAAGCCATTAGTCGATATTTACGATCAGTTATAAAAACATCACCCAACTCATCCATCGTTTTTTTCAGCTGTGAATCAGATAATTTGTCAACTAAAATAGAATGGCATCCTGTTATATACAAGTCTTCGAATAATTCGGGATAGTTATCTTTAGTGCATTTATATAATCGGTTTTTAATACGGTCATTTACTCCTGGATTAGATATAACCGAATGTCCAATCATACAAACCGGAACAAACCCATTCAATGAAGTTTTTACTAAATGTCCCTTGCGAATATTTTCAATAGGAATATATTCTTCTTTCATTTGGGCATTTAGACATAAGATTTTGGTTCCTTCCATAAAACACGGTATGTAGATTTTCATTTTCAACAGAGCTGAGTTTGCACTGTCGGTTAGCCACATATATTCATTATATATATCAATACTAGTTATGGTTGATGAGGTTGGATTAATAACTCCAGGTGAAGTAGTTGTAATTAATGGTATAGTAGTAATAATAGTATTATTTTTTACATCAACCTGAACTAATGAGGGAATACCAGTTGTTACCGTAGTTCCAGCAATCCATAAATAACCGGCGCCATATTTAATTGCAGACACTGGTATTAAAGTAGATGAAAAAGAAGATGTCACACCATTAGTACCATTAGTTGGCGAGCTCTGTGAAAATGTATTATTGTTTTCAATAGACATACAATATATCATACCGGTTGAGTATTCCGACATCCATATATTATTTATATTATCACTTGCAATTGAACTAATAGTTGTACCACTGTAAGTATATGTATATGTAGTCGGAATTACATAGCCAGTAGTTTCCGATATTAATGTGCTTATTTTTGTTATTAATGAGCCACCGCTATTTTTTAAGGTAAAAACATAATTTCCAAAAATATACATAGTAGATACTGTTGCCGATGCCGAATTAAATCCTGAAATATTGCATACCGTAACTTCTGGTTGAGTTGAACCATCAGTATAGGTATAACTAGTTTTAGTCAAGTCGCTAAATATATTCAACCGTATTATGGTTCCAGTTATACCTGATGCAGCACTTGGAACTACCCATAAATAACCATTTTTATAAGCAATTGCGGAACAACATACATTTGTATTTGTATCAGTTTTTGTAAGTTGAATAGTTGTTAGTGGTAGGGTGTCGCCAATAGAATTGATTCTATATATATTTCCATTAATTGCACCAGATGAAGTAAAAATATAGTTAACGTTAGCATTAGTTCCCATAGTAATGTGCGTGCAATTTGCAGCCTGTATATCAATCGTATTAGTGCGAACATAAGTTTCCTTGTAAATTCTGGTTAATGTTTTAGAGGTAGTATTAACTACCCATTCATAAATAGAGTCTCCAATACACGCGTTTGGATTAAAGCCTGTAGAAACAAAAGGGATATAAATTGAAAGCATAATATATATTATTACATATGTTTATATAATTCTTTTTATTATATTTATGCATATAATTATATTTGTGTTATTATATACATTTATAGTTCATTTTACTTCTTACGATTTGTTATTGCAAAATGTATGTATAAAACTAGATACCAACCTGATATTATGCCAATAATCCGCGTAGTCCCGGTATATTTCGAAGTTCTCTTGGATATGTTCCAGTTAACTCAAAATGTCGTTGAGCAGCAATATGTCTCCTAGATAAAATAATGTTCATTCGTTTAGCGAACTGTTTTTTCCATGCTCTCTGAATGATTTTCAGCCAAAATGTCTTGATAATAGCGCAATATTCCCCATCAGGCCTTATATCTAATTGTAAAATATGGATGCATGGCAAATTCCGTGTTATACAACATATCGAATATTCTGCTAAATATAGCTTAATATGATTCATGTTATATGAAAATAATGTAGCCGGAGAAATAGCAGTGTCTAATTGTATACTATTGTATTCGGGAAAATATATTGCCGATCCAATGTAATACTGCAGGTGGTGTTTATCCATATCCAAAAAATCTTCTTCTGATTCAGCAATTTCATCGATTATATCCTCGTACATGTCTAAGTCAAAATATGGAGAATTATCTATATTATAGTCGCCGTCTGAATTAACGTCGACATTGTCAATAGGTGAGATTGCCATTTTATAATAAATAATAAAGAATAAATATTCTGCCTATAGTGGTTTGTAATTAGATTCTATCAATTTTCCTTATGACACTATTTGTTATAGGATATTTTATACAGTAAATATATAATGAGTTCAGTCTCAGATATACCACAATCACATACAGTAGTAAATGGAGGAAATACAACAGGCAAATCAATTGTTATAGAAGACCCTGAAAAGAAAAAAGAGAACCCGGTGCGCTATTATGTTAAGTTTTCATTTGTCATAACATATATCTTATTGCTTACAACAGCAACGATAACATTTATTGAAGCTATGCGAACATCTGTCCCTTTTGTACGCCACGTTCTCAATTTAGAAACCTGTATATCAGTTGTAGCCGGATATTTTTATTCTGTGTTTGTCAGTCAAATAGAGAACTTTAGCAATAAGGGTATTGAAATCGATTGGGCAGATATTTCAAAGACTCGTTATATTGATTGGTCTATAACTACGCCTATGATGTTATTGGCTCTATGTTTAGTATTGGCTCAAAACGCGAAAAAATCGGTTTCATTGAAAGTAATTGGACCAATCGTATTACTCAATTATGCAATGTTATATATTGGATATGCCGGTGAAAATAAAATGATGAACAAATCACTTTCCCAAATATTAGGTTTTATTCCATTTATCATTATGTTCTCCATAATATTTTTACAGTTTGTTAAATCATCTGGTTCTATTGCAAATTATGTGTTATATGCTATATACCTGTTTGTTTGGTCTTTGTATGGATTTGTATTTATGTTAGGAGAAGAATACAAAAACATCGCAATGAATATATTGGATTTTACGGCTAAATGTTTGATAGGGTTGTCTTTATGGGCATATTATACTAAAATTATAAAGGTATAATCTTTATTGAGTTATACAAAAACTAATAAATACAAAACCAGATAAACGAAAAACCTGATAATAATGGAAGTATAGATTTTCATTATTATATTATGGAAGCATTTAATACGATACTACGCAAATTACTATATCCTCAAAATACAGACGAGGAATTATACAATGCATATTCCCCAAAACTTAAATCGTGCACTGAAATATTTACTACCACAATGACATACAATAATACAACTATTATTTACAAAAACCCCAATTATAAAGATTTCCTTTTTTATTTAGCAAATACGCTTTTATTTTATAACACGAGTTCTTCGTCTGGTCGCTCTAGTGAGAAAACCATTTATAACGAGGTTTCAACTAAATACAAGTTTTTAAAGAAAAATATACACACATTTATGGAAATTGTAAATGACGATTTTATGGATTTATTTAGAGATGTGCAAAAGTGCTATAGAGCATTTGCTAGATTTGCTAATATATGGAAACATAAACGATCTATTGTGCAAATTGATCACGATTTGTATATGACTCCTTTAATTAGAACCAATCGCAGTGTATTTTCTCTATTGCAACAAGGAAAAATCTATCTTTTTACTGGCTCTAATTTAGCGAATATTATTGGAACAGCATTATCAAACGCGCCCAATTTTTTCGTAGAACCATTAACAGTAAAAAACCCCTACAATAACATTATGTTGACGAAATCTGATTTGTATAACATATATTTTTTTTTAAAACAATCGCCGATAATAATGCCCATTTTATTTCACAATTATTTTATAGTAGATTTTGATTTGCGAAAGTTTAGAGATGAAAACGAAAATGTCATAAAAAATATTGCATTTAAT